AATCCTCCGTCTCATTAATTAGTCTAAATAAAAAGAAAACCCCGACCAAGTGGTTCGGGGCTGCTCGAAAGACTTAAGAGATATTAACCTTTAAAAGTTTTTTTAGCTTTAGATGTTTTCTTTCTGGAAGTTGTAGTTCTTTTCTTGGAGGTTGATGATTCTTTTTTCTTAGCAGGTATTGCTTTCTTTTTCTCGAAAGCCGCCTTTTCCGCTGCTTCCTTACGAGTTTTCTCTTCAACAAGTCTTTGCTCCTCGGCTTCTCTTTGTGCTCGCTCTTGTGCTAGCATTAATTCTTGTGCTTTTTGTGTAGCGATCATCTCCGCTTGGATTGCGGCTTCGGCAGCAAGTGCTACTTTCTCCTCTTCAAGTCTTTGCTCTTCGAGTTCTGCTTCTGTTTGTTTTCCTTGTATTTTTCTTCCCAATTCCCATCGTTCCGGGCGGGAGGCTTTGAATTTTGGATTAAACATTGATCTTCTTTTGATACCCATAATTTCTCCTTTGAGTGCCCTAATTAGTGTTTTAAACAAAAAAACCCCCAATCCGAAGAAAGGGGGTAGTTATGTATTAATTGTAAATTAGTTTAATGCTTTTAGATTGATGCAAAAATAGCAATAACCTTAATTGACGCATGAGCAACTAAATTGGTATTCAGTGGTCTGAAGTTAACATGTAAAGTCCGTGCAGCAACCGAGTGAGATATTGCAGACCCAATCTTAAGAGCCTCACTAGTAGCTGGTCCGCCTTTGATTCTAGCAAAAGCATTCGCTGCATTTGGTAAACCACTGCTAATAACATGTAGTGGTGTGTTAGCTAACCAAGCAACTGAAGCACCATCCATGAGAGCAGAAGCTGCATATATTTGCCCACCAGCTGCCGATGTGCCGACATCAATATCAAGATCGTCAGTACCACCCGCAGCGGTTGTAATATTACCGGCAGGAATACAAATCAATTCCTTAAGGTATGTTCCTGCTGGTTGTGTAACCGTTGCAGTATAGTTAGTGGTATGTGCTGCAAGAACCGCCGCTGTACCAGTCGAAGCTTTTTCTGATTGAACCAGTACTCCTGCTTCAGATAGTCCCAACGAATCTAGAATCATTTCTGATCCTGCACCCATTGCCAATTCTCTTTTTAGATTTTCCATCAAGGCTTCCATTCTCGCAAGCCCAATTCGTTTCGTTCCCATAGTTAAAAACCCTCCATTTATATTCATGTCCCCGTGCTGGTTTCGTTGTCAGCACTAGGGGGTAGCTCTAAGGCATACCCGATAACTTTGGTTGAATCATAATGATTCACATTAAATAGTAGCGGAGATAATCATAAGCAAAAAAAAAGCCCCCCAGTAAAACTGAGAGGCTCCATTCGATGAATGTTAATTTATAACCTATGGTGCACTAGTTGCGCCAGCTTCACCAAGAAGTCCACGAACGATAACAAGACCGTACATGTCCGGACGAACCATCTTCTTGGCATAACGAGTCATTACACCTTTACGTGGCACGAAGTCTTCCACACCAAAGATGGTCGGAGTAACTTGCAATGGCACATAAGGAGCATAGACATATCCACTTTCTAAGAAAGAGGAGCCGATACGACCAACAAGAATAACGTTACGTGGGAAGTAAGGATCAACGATAACGTCGAACTTACGATTCAATGATCCTGACTTAACAGCACCAATGTCGCCACGATCTGCATCAGCAGTTACGTTAGCACGGAATCCAGCAGTGAATTCAAGAATGTTAGCAACTTCAGGACCGCAAACAACATGAGTTGCTCCGCCACGAAGTGTCTTTCTGTGAATTTGAGCAGAAACATCATTAATAGTTTCGATCAAAGTCTCATACCATTCTGAAACAGTACCAGTGAAATCAGGAGCAGCAGAAGATGCACCAATTTCAGCACCAGTTGTACGACTAACGAACAAACCAGGAGAACGAGACCAGTAGTAAGTAGCAGCAGTTGCGCCATTTACGAGGTCAGCAAGGATCTCACGATCAATTTCCAAAGCAATTTGCTCTGAAAGGATAGAAGTCAATTCAACCTCAGCATCCAAGTTGTGATAAGCGTTTAAGTCTTGTCCTAATTCAGGAGTCCACTTTGCTTTCAATTTCTTGGTTTGTGCTGTGATTGCTGTTGAATCTACTTTGATGTCGATTTCTGGAATGTCAGCATTGTTCTCGAGTCCAAATAGGTCTCCAACGACAGCACCAACAGCAGTGGCTCCAACATTATCAATTTGATCTTTGACTGGATAAGTAACATCAGCAGCAGCAAGAGCAACCGCAAGGTTAGCAGCAGCTGTAGCAGTACACTCAGACTGAAGAAGAGTGAATACAAAACGAATTGATTCAGCTGAGTTCATTGCCTGATCAGCCGGAACCAATGCGGTAAGACGACGAATTTGAGCAAGTGCAGTTACACCGGAAATACCAGTAACATCAGCAGCAGCCAAGTTAGCGATAACAAATGCTGATAAGTTTTCAAAGTCTGGGTCGCCATCAGTAGATACGATATCAGTTTTTGTGACATCTATGACAACAACACCTTTTTCTGTACCAGTAAGAGACAAAAGATCTGGATCAAATTTAATACGCTTTAAATTAGCTTCAGATACTGAACCGTTTAAAAGAAATACTGCGGTTTTAGTAGCTGTTGATGCAGGGATGTTAGCACTATTGCTTCCACTTGGAGAGCCATAAGCATAACCAGTTGAACCATCACGACCTGGGCCAGAGAAACCGGCTTTAGTTGTAGCATTGATAAGATTAACACCATCAATGATTTGAGAACCAACTTCACTTGAACCATAAATTGATTCACCAGAAGCATTACCCATACGAGGAAATACTCCAGCACCACCACCAGCATCTGGTGAGAATGTGAAATCAAGGAAGAAGATCAAACCAGATGGTAATGACATCGGTTGAACGCTTACAAGATCGTTAGCAATAAGTCCAGCGAATACACGACGAACGATTGGAAAAGCAACAGCAGCGAAACCTGCAACGTCACCTGCACCCAATGATGAGGATTCTTTCAATAATTGTTTAGCTTGATTCTCTAAGAGAACAGCCATGTTTTGTGCTTTTTGACCTTCAAGGCCTTCAAGTAAACCGGTTTGGGTCCACTTGTTTAACAGAGCAGCACCTTCTTGCTTCATATCACGATTAACGATACCTTCTGTTAGTGTTTCTAAAATAGACATTTTTAAATCTCCTTAAATTATTTTTTTATGCCTGCAAGTTTCTGCATCTTATCCAAAAATGGATCGGCAGTCTTGCTTTTATCAATGTTTTGCCTAGAATTCAACATAGCACTTAAATTGCTTCTTCGATTGACGGACTCGCTAAGTGATTTTGGACCGCTCTTTGCAGAGTTAGATCCCACGGTAGCTTTGAGTGTCTCGAAGAGCTGCTTTGCTTCTTTCGTAGACTCCGCATTTGCAATGGCATCGACAATTTTTGACTTTTGTCGCTCATTCAGGGAGGCATCGCCCAGAGTACGGTTCTGGTATAATAATTTCGCGTTGGACAATAATGATTCTTCCAAGTAGTTCTCAAGTTTTGTGAGAACAGATTCCATTTGTTGGTTCTGCTTGGTGAGAATTGCGACTGTCTCATGTAATTCTGTGTTTCGACCCATTTGTTCTTCTCCAGAATCTTCTTCTGAATCTTGTTCTTCGTCGGTATCTTGATCAGACAATACTTCAGCATTCTCTTGATTTCTTTTTGCTGCTGGTGATCCAACATCAAAATTTCCGGTTGGAAGATAAGGATCTTGATCAATTGTCATCTCCTCTTCTAACATTTTAGCTATGGTCTCAGCTAGATTGTTCATGTCAATCTCATCGTTTTCCACAACTTCTTGTAGGGGCTCTGATAATAGGTCGTCAAGCCCTCCTAGATCATCAGCAGGCTCATCGCCGCTTGGAATCTCTTCGGAGGCTTCTAAGTCCATTGATGGCTCATCTAACATATCTTCTGTTGGATCATCACCGCCAAGAGCATCTTGTTCAGCATCAGTCATTTCAAAATCGCCAAGATCAAGGTCAATCATTCCTGATTGATCTTCTGGGAGGTTATCAATTAAAGCGGAGAACTTTGTCACCATATCGTTATAGCGAGAGTCCCAAGCAGGAGGAGCTTCGATTGTTGCTCCTTGTTCGCCACCAGCCATTGCAGCAGGAGCTTCGTCTTCGTTCAATTCCTCTTCGGCTTCGGCGATGACTTCATCGACTTTAACCATTGGATCGACTTCCGTTTCAAGCATTTGTTCCACGGCTTCTTTGATTTGGTGGGAATACTTTTCGATAACTGATTGTTCGGCATTTTTGATTGCTTGTTCTCGCAATGCTGCCGCGTCTGCAATTGCTTGCTCTAGCATATTGGACATAGATTGATCTCCTAGAAAACATTTTCTCCATTAAATAGTATATCTATTTATAAAAGTCCGAAAAGAGAACTTGTTAAACTTTGACGGCCTTATCTGCCGTTGTTGTAAATGGTGGTTATTTCGGAATTAGATAGCAATGCCTGTGTTATAAAAACTTGATCCAATTGTCCATGGAAATACATCCCAGGGTTGGAGTTTCCGTTTATCCTACCTGATCCCAACCAAAGTTCAGCAGTTGTCGCTCCTGGTAGTGTTGCCGTGTAGGTTAGTTCATTGGAGCCATCAAAGTAGATTTTAAACTGGTTATTGCTGCTATTTATTGTTGCTGCTACATGATGCCATGTGTTCAGAGAAATCCCACCTGATGGGACTACACC